AAATCACTGCTAAAGGCGATCCTCAAGGACTTCAAGAAGCGTGACGTAAACCGTGCCCGTCGTCGGCAGTTGCTGCAGCGTACATTCAAGGCGCAGCAGATCGATTGGGTCGCAGAAGGGTGGGGTCAATCCGAGCGCCTGAACCTCGGTCTGGTCCTGACAGACGTATTCCGTAAGACCACTGGACTGATCGAAGAGATCACATCCCGTGATCACAAGGGGCGTACTCAGGTCTCTCTCCACATCACCAAGGAGTTCAACGAAGCCCTCCTAGATAAGATGGAGAACTCGAGCAACATGTTCACCCTCTTCTATCCGACCGTCATCCCTCCGAAGGAGTGGCAGTCTGGTGAGTTGATCGGTGGCGGGTACTACACGGACAACATCCAGCCGTATCGCCTGATCAAAGGGGCAAAGCCGAAGTACATCTCGGAGATGGAGAACCGAGATATGTCAGAAATCCTGACACCCCTCAACGCCATCCAGAACACACCTTGGCGTGTCAACAAGACCATGCTGGAAGTCCTGACACAGGTGTTCGAGGCAGGCATTAACGTCAACGGTCTGATCACATCGGACCACAAGGACCTCCCAGAGCCTCCCGTTGGTTTCAAAGAGGAAGGCCAAGAGGACATCACCAAGGAGTACAAGAAGACCTGCTTCATCATCCACGATGAGAACCGTCGCAACATCTCAAAGCGTCTTGCGGTCATCCGCACGATTGCTCTGGCGGGCAAGTTCTCTGCCTACGACAGCATCTACTTCCCACACGATCTCGACAGCCGTGGCCGTGCCTACCCTCGTCCACACTTCCTGACCCCTCAAGGGGCGGATTATTCCAAGGCACTCTTGGAGTTCTCCGAAGGTAAGGTCATCGAGAGCGAAGACGACATCATGTTCCTTGCCATCGCAGGGGCCAACGCATGGGGTCAGGACAAGCTCCCGCTGCATGAGCGGTACGAGTGGGTCATGGACAACCAAGACCTCTTCTTGGACATCGCTGAGGACCCTATGGGCGATCTGCGGTGGACCAAGGCCGACGAACCCTTCATGGCTCTCCGGTTCTGCCTCGAGTGGGCAGGTCTGGCCGAGCAGGGTGTTGGTGTCTTCAAGACCACGATGCCGGTTCACTTCGATGCAACCTGCTCCGGTCTGCAGCACTTCTCTGCGCTCCTTCGGGATCGCGAGGGGGGCACACACGTCAACCTGACGAACTCAGGGAAACGTGAGGACATCTACGGCGAGGTCGCACGGAAGGCGACTGCATCCGTCGAGGCGCTTCTCAATGACGACGAGTTCGGCGCAATCGCACGGATCGCCCTCGACATCGGGATCACCCGTTCTCTCTGCAAGCGTCCTGTCATGATCGTCCCGTATGCTGGAACATTCTCTTCCTGTATGCAGTACGTGAACGACTACTACCGTGAGCAGTCCGAAGAAGGCCTCGTGCTACCCCTCGATCTGGATGAGATGCGTAGTATGGTGACACCCTTCGTCGCCAAGCACATCTGGGCTGCTATATCGGGCACCGTGATCGCGGCTCGTGAGGCAATGGATTGGATCACAGCAACAGCCAAGCTGGCATGCACTGCCCAATCCTCCACTCCTCTTCAATGGACCACACCGGATGGCTTCATCATCCAACAAGCGAAGTACAAGGAGAGCGAAAGCCGTATCAAGACGTACCTCGACGGGGAACGTACTGTGCGCAGCCACGTCTATGCTGAGACCAACGTCTTGGATGCACGTCGCAATGCACAGTCACTCAGCCCAAACTACATCCACTCGATGGACGCCTGCCACATGCGAAAGTCCATCTCGCTTGCATTGGCATCGGACCGTAACTTGAGCTTCGCCATGATCCACGACAGCTTCGGTTGCCATGCGTCAGACATGAAGTGGTTTCTTGCGGAATGCATCAAGCCTGCCTTCGTCGATATGTACGAGGGCGGCAAGAACCTCGAGTTGTTTAAGGAGCAAATGATGGTCAACATCCCGGACGACAAGCGCGATAAGGTGCGTGATCTACCACTCATGGGTTCATTGGATTTATCCGAGGTTCTCTCGAGCGAGTTCTTCTTCTCGTAAATACTTACGATATCGAAAGGCAATCAATAATGGACCTACTTGACACACCCCTCGATCAGATAGGGGCCTCTGCCCACGGCCACTACAAGGTGGCTGAGAAGGCTGCGGGTAAAGCCGAGGAACACTACAAGTCCGCAGGTATCTACCTGAAACACGCCAAGCTGCGGGTCCTCAAGACACGCGGGTTAACTTGGCCTAGGTGGCTGGCGGACAACTGCCCTATCGGTAAAAGCCGCGCCGATGAGGTCATAGCGATCTCTGATGGTCGGAAGACGGTAGAAGCGGAAGCTGATCGTGTACGTGAGTGGCGGGAAAAACAGAAGGCCGCTCGCGAAACTACCGCACGTACGGCAAATCGTCCCGAAAAACCAAATGAAAACAACGAAAGGCAGGTCCATCAAAAGTCATTCGACCCTGTGAAAGAGGCCGAAGACATCAACTCACAGGCCCACGCCGACCGCCTCCGTGTTCTCAAGAACCGGATCAACAACGCAACAGAAGAGCAACTTGCTCAGATCGAAGGAATATTCAATGTTTAACTTCAAGTCAGTACGCACCCTCCCTCAACTTCGTGTGGAAGTTAATGATGCAATCTCACTCAGGGTCGCTTCCATCGAAGAGGGTCACCTAGCACTGAGTGACCTTGATATCCCTAGTGAAAAGTATCCACGCCAGAACCGCCGCGCTGATGAAGGTCCGAACGACCTCAATATTCTGGCACAGGCCATCCTCGACAACACACCCGCTTCTCAACTCACCCCTAAGAACCACAGCTTCCTGATGAACATGATGAGTTACGGGGCGATCACGACGAAGCAACGTAAGTGGTTAATGGACCTAGCTGATAAGCACCTTGTCGCCGAACTCATCGAAGCAGCGTAAATACGCACCCGACAACCGGAACGCTTCCCATACCCTAGTCCATACGATTAGGGACCCCACCAGTATAACCCAAAAACACCGAAGGAAATCTTCCAATGATCCAAGTATCTCGCCTCGGCTCCGGTTTCACTGTCCTCGTAGACGGTGTTGCTGGTCAACAGTTCCCATCACGCGGCGAGGCCGTGGCCCACGCAATCACATTGAAGGAAATGTCATGAAGTTTGAACCCGCGATTACCAAACGCGATCCAAAGGAAGCCGTAGCGTACATCGACAGATGTGGGGACCTGTGTATCCCTCAGTTCCACGGTGAAGAAGCCGCCGTGGGTTTACGATTGGGGGGTTCATCAGCCTATTCCGAGCTCACTTGGAACCCGCTCAGAGAAGGCAACCAGCGACACTTCTACCCCGGTGACACAGTCACTATCACCTTCTGATCCTTACGATATCCTAGTCCATACGATTAGGGACCCCACCAGTATAACCCGAAAACACCAAAGGAATACCTCATGGCTGACAAACGCCTCTCCACTCCCGTAGGCACTGCTGTCTACCCTCGCCTGAAAACACCGGACACCAAGTTCGACGACCTCGGCATCTACAAAGCTGACGTGTCGGTTACTGCCGCAGAAGCAGCACCACTGATCGAACAACTCATGGTCATCTGGAAGGACCACGTCGGGAAAGCTGCCAAGAAGGCCGACAACCCGATGTTCGCCAACGAGGTTGATGAAGCCGGCGAAGAGACAGGTAATGTTATCTTCAAGCTGCGCGTCAAGAACCGCATGAACAAGAAGGGTGAACTCTGGGACCGCCGCCCTGTGTTGTTTGACGCCGCCCTCAAGCCTATCGACGTCAACCCTTGGGGTGGCACGAAGTACGCTGTGTCATTCGACACGCACTGCTGGGACTACGGCGACAAGAAGGGTGTATCCCTCCAGCCTGCCGGTGTTCAGATCATCGAACTGGTAACTGGCGAAGGTTCACCGAATGCCTCCGCGATGGGCTTTGCTGCACAGGAAGGCTACGCCGCGCCTGAGTATGAAGGTTCTGGCGACTTCGAGAAAGACGAAGAGCCTGCAGGTGACAAGAACGAAAGCGGTGATAACACACCGTCCGATGGCGACTACTAAGAAGAAGCCAAGTGTCTCCCCACGATCAGTGGGTCTAAAATATGGGTTTCGCTCAGGTCTCGAAGAGAGATTTGCAGCGGAACTCACTGCGTTTGGGGTCAGCTTTGACTTCGAACAGCACAAGTTCACCTACACCCACCCAGAGCGGACCTCGAAGTACACACCTGACTTCCGGATTACCCACCGCCCTGATGGGACGGAGCGAACTAGACCCCTGATCATCGAGACCAAAGGCCGCTTTCTGACAGCCGATAGGCAAAAGCAAATCCTTGTTAAGAAGCAGCATCCCGATCTGGACCTGCGGTTCATCTTCTCGAACCCCAACCAGAAAATCTCCAAAACATCCAAAACAACATACGCCACATGGTGCGAGAAGCATGGGTTCCTGTACGCCAAGGAACACGTCCCTCTCGCGTGGCTAGAGGAGTAGAAGTGCTACGCACAGACCTATTCAAAACAGTGGCCCGGGTTAACACTCGGGTCATTGCCGTTCGTGACACCCTCACTGCACCCTCAGTGGACACGGACGCATACACCATCGATGCCCAGCACTGTCTCCAAGGACGGTTGGGAATTGGTTACCACTTCCTCGTGATTGACGCAGGTGACATTCAGTTGTGCCGTGATGTCGATACATGCGGTGCCCACTCAAGAAATCTCGATGACATCTCGGTCGCCATTGGCGTCACTGGTGGCGTTGATGAAGATGGGAACCGCGCCTTCACACGCAACGAAGAACAGGTCGAAGCTGTCGATGACCTGATCCGTTTCCTGAACGACAGATACCCTGACGCCGAGGTCGATGACCGACCCTTCGGAGAATAGGGACCCCATCAGTATAACCCAAAACGCGAGGTCCATCATGGATGATCAACGATCCGAAAGCTCCGTGCTTTTCAAAGGCCCTTGCGACCATTGCGGCTCTTCTGACGCTCGTGCTGTGTACGACGACGGACACACGTTCTGCTATGTGTGCCCAGAAGAAACCGCATATGCCCGACCCGAGGGCACCTCGAGCCGCCAAGGTAAGGAAGCAGGACAGCGTAAGTCCGTAGCTAGTGGTTCGCAACCATCGGCGCTCTTACCAACTGGCGAGTTCCGTGCCCTCGGGAAGCGCAGGCTGACCGAAGATACCTGCAAGAAGTTTGGCTACTCAATCAGCATAGACTGGAAGGGCAACACCGTACAGATCGCCAGCTTCAAGAGGGATGGCGTGATCATCTCTCAGAAGGTTCGCTACCCCGACAAGGACTTCAAGCACCTCGGTGAACAGAAGCCCGGACTTTGGGGTGAACACCTCTGGAAAGGCAACGGAAAGATGCTCGTGATCACCGAGGGTGAGATCGATTGTATGACCGTCAGCCAACTCCAAGGTAACAAGTGGCCGGTCGTCTCCCTACCCAACGGGACCAACCTGACAGGCAAGTCGGCGGCTTCGGCCATCAAACACTCACTCGAGTTTGTAACGTCCTTCGAAAAGGTCGTCTTCATGTTCGACATGGATGAGGCTGGCCGTACTGCTTCACTTGCCTGTGCTGCACTCTGTAAACCCGGTCAGGCGTTCATCGCCGAGCTACCCTTCAAGGACCCCAACGAATGCCTCCAGAAGGGTGAGGGTAAAGCTGTCGTCTCCGCTATGTGGGATGCCAAGCCCTACCGCCCTGACGGCATCATCAACGCTGCCGATCTCTGGGAGCGCGTGAGAAAACCAAAGGAGAACAACTCCTTCGAGTACCCTTGGCCTGCTCTTCAAGCGAAGACCTTGGGCGCACGTAAGGGGGAACTCGTGGTTCTCACAGCAGGCTCAGGGGTCGGTAAGTCAGCAGTCGTCAGGGAGATCAACTTCCATCTCCTGAAACAAGGGCTGACCGTAGGCAACCTCATGCTCGAAGAGAACGTGGATCGCACGGCTCTTGGTTACATGGGTCTCTATCTTAACAAACCACTCCACATAAGCCGTGAGGGTGTAACAGAGGATCAACTCCATGAAGCCTTCACCGAAACAACTGGAAGCGGGCGTCTATGGCTCTACGACCACTTTGGGTCTACTTCTGCTAGTAACCTCCTTGATCGGGTGCGTTATCTGGCTGTTGGCTGTGGCTGTGACTTCATTACTCTCGATCACCTAAGCATCGCTGTCAGTGACGCAGAGGCCAACGACACCAACCTAGATGAGCGCAAGCTGATCGACATGCTGATGACCAAGCTCCGCTCCCTTGTGGAGGAACTCGGGATCGGCCTGTTCGTCATCTCGCACCTCAAGCGTCCCTCGGGCGACCGTGGACACGAGCAAGGAGCGACAACGTCCCTCTCTCAGCTACGCGGTTCCCACTCCATCGCCCAACTCGCGGACTTCGTGATCGGCATGGAGCGTGACCAGCAAGACGAAGACACACGCAACGAGACAACCCTGCGTGTACTCAAGAACCGCTTCTCTGGTGAAACTGGAGAGGCTGGTATGCTAACCTACGGTCCCCTCACAGGACGCCTACAGGACGCCTCATCACACGGGTTCACCGCTCAAGGGGGCACTCAGGATGAATACTGATCCCGATGAAATCTTCGAGCAGGCCGAGAGGCTTTGCTTGGAGGCAAGTACCAATCCAACAATCACACCGGCCTACCGCATAGCGCACAAGGCCGCACAGTCACTCGAACACAGCGGGTGGAGAAAGAGCAATGGCATGACACAGAACCACAAGATCATGAAGCACCTCAGAACGGCAGGGTCGATCACAGTGCGTGAAGCAATGATCGAATACTCCATCGCCTCCCTGACGAAGCGCATCAACGAACTGCGGGCTGACGGTGAGCATATCGTCTCCACACCAAAGTTCCACCCTGTGACGAACCAGAAGTACGTCCGGTATTCACTGGAGGCATCCCCAGCTTAAACAATACTTCCCATATCTAGGAGATACATATGCCACGTTATGCTTTCGACATCGAGACTAACGGTCTCCTAGACACCATGAACACCATCCACTCCCTCGTGTTGACTGACGTTGATACGGGGAAAGTCTTCTCCGCTTGTCACGGGGACGCCCTCAACCACCCGCTCACGATTGCGCGTGGCCTCCAGATGCTCATGGAAGCTGACCAGATCATCGGTCACAACATCATCGGCTTCGATATTCCTGCGATCCAAATCATCTACCCTTGGTTCACCCCCGATCAGACCAAGGTGTTCGACACCCTGATCATGTCCCGCCTCATCTGGTCCGACCTCATGGATCGTGATGCCAAGGCTGTTGCCATCTACCAGAACAGCGGTGGTACACACGGTCTTCCTCCTAAGATGCGCGGTCGGCACTCTCTCGAAGCATGGGGCTTACGCCTCGGCAAGTGGAAGGGTGACTACTCCGCAGACATGAAGGCCGCTGGTCTTGATCCTTGGGCCAACTGGAACCAAGAGATGCAGGACTACTGCGTCCAAGACGTCGCGGTCACTCTGGCATTCCTCGAGTTGATCGAGAGCAAGAATGTCGATCCCCGCGCTGTGGAACTCGAGCATCAAGTTGCCTTCATCGTCAACGAGCAGATCGCTCACGGCTTCATGTTCAACCAACCAGCGGCCCTCGACCTTCTGAGGACACTCCAAGAGGAACGTGCAGAGATCGAGAGCAAACTCGGTGACCTGTTCGAACCTTGGGAGAGCCTCGACAGGGTCGTCACGCCTAAACGCACGATGAACTTCAAAGACCCCAACCGTCGCAACACTGTGGCCGGTGAGAGTTACAACAAGATGAAGATGAACGTCTTCAATCCCGGCTCTCGGGCACACATCGCGGATCGCCTTATGAAGGTCCGTGGGTGGAAACCATCCGAGTTCACATCCAACGGTCAACCTAAGATCGATGACGAAATCCTAGGTAGCCTCCCATATCCCGAAGCCCAACAGATCGCCTATTACCTGATGCTGCAGAAGCGCATAGGTCAGGTGGCTGAGGGCAGGAACTCTTGGCTCAACCTCTTCAATGAGAAGACAGGACGGATGCACGGCAGTGTCGTAACCAACGGCGCAGTCACAGGCCGCATGACCCACAACTACCCTAACGTCGCCCAGACCCCAACACCTTTGAAGCCTTTTGGCGCAGAGTGTCGTGCCCTCTGGACCGTACCGAAGGGTAAGAAGCTGGTTGGTGTTGACGTCTCAGGCCTCGAGCTTCGTATGCTTGCCCACTTCATGGCACCATTCGACAACGGGGAGTACGGACGCACAGTCATCGACGGTGACATCCACACGGTCAACATGAACGCTGCTGGCCTCACTGAACGCAACCAAGCGAAGACCTTCATCTACGCCTTCCTCTATGGCGCAGGTAACGCCAAGATCGGATCGATTGTAGGCGCTGGTCAGAAGGTTGGCGGCGAACTCAAACAACGCTTCCTAGATCAGACACCGGCACTCGCCAAGCTGATCAAGGGTGTGTCGAGAGCTGCCAAGCGAGGATATCTCGTTGGTCTCGACGGACGCATCCTGAACATCCGCCACCAACACGCTGCCCTCAACACCCTGCTGCAATCAGCGGGTGCCCTAGTGTGCAAGCGTTGGGCCGTGGAAATGGAACGGGAGCTACAGGCTCGTGGCTGGAAGGATCGCTGCCAAGTGGTCGCCAACATCCATGACGAACACCAATACGAAGTCGATGAAGAGATCGCCGAAGAAGTCGGTCTCTTGTCCATCGAATGCATCAAGAAAGCCGGTGCCTACTTCAACATCCGTGTGGCCCTCGATGGCGACATGAATATCGGAAACAACTGGAAAGAGACACACTAATGAATGATCGCGCATCAAACCTCACAATCGCCCGACGGCTGATCCCTTGGTTTCTCGTAAACTACGCCCTGCTGCCTCTCTGTGCCCTGCTGATCCTGATCGGCTTCGGTAAGGAGATCGCAGTGGAGTTCTGGGACAACCAATATGAATAACCCAAGCAATCTCCCAGTTCACGCTGGGGGACCCCTGCTGTCCTACAGCACACCCGAAGAATACGCGGCGTCACTCAAGGCTCACCACGAACTGATGACGCTTGTCGATAAACACAATGAAGGAAATCGGTATGCCACGGAAGCAGACAACGAAAACGATGACCAGTTCCTCTACGGACAAGACTTCGGCACTACCCCCGAAATCTGGGACAACGAAGACCACGATTACTACAACCGCGTCCTGCGCTACCTGTAGGTTCTTCAAGGTGTTCAACACCCGTGGCATCCATACCCATGTGTGCCGAAGGTATCCCGGGATTACTGACACCCCCGTCGATGGTTGGTGCGGTGAATACAATGCATCATAGGACCATCCTGCTCGACGCAGACATCACGGCCTACCAGATTGCTTCCACGCATGAAGAGGTCTTTAACTTCGGTGGGCAGGAAACCCGTGTAGCTGATCTGCCCAAGGCCCAGAAGGCACTGGACAAGCACATCAAGCACATCCGCAAGATCAGCCATGCGACCAACATTATCCTCTTCCTCACCGAGGGGGACAACTTCCGCAAGGGTGTTCTACCCACCTACAAGGGCAACCGGAGCGGCATGGCGAAACCCCTGATCCTCTACGAACTCAGGGACTACATGCGGGCCAACTACACCGTGATAGATGAACCGGGGATCGAAGCTGATGATCTACTCGGTATTCACGCCACGATGCCCCACAAGGGTGAACGGGTGATCTGGAGTGCCGACAAAGACCTCAAGACTATCGCCGCGCTTCATTGGGACCCCGAGGACGGACAGCCTATCAAGGTGACCGACCAAGAGGCCGACCGCTTCTTCTATGAGCAGATCATCACTGGCGACCCGACGGACAATTACAAAGGTTGTCCCGGCGCTGGTGCGAAGGCTGCTGCTGACCTCCTAGACTACCGAGTAAAGTGGGTGAAAACCTCACGTATCCTCAAGTCCGGTAAGAACAAGGGCCAAGAGAAGATCGAGTGGATCAGACAGACCCTCGAGCCTCATGAGGGCTGGTGGACTTCTATCGTCAGTGCTTACGAAAGAGTAGGCCTTACCGAAGCCGATGCTCTCGTCCAAGCCCGCTGTGCCCGCATCCTGCGCCACGGAGAATACAACTTCAAAACCAAGGAGGTATCCTTATGGAACCCGGAATGACATTTAAGGGAGGCGACCGTGTCTCAAGGCGTGATGGCGGCACGTTCTCAAACGGTAACCATGTCGTAACCGTGAAGGCACCAAGTGCATCGCTCCCCTATGCTATTTGGTTCGAAGAAACTGACACATGGAGTTCTGCAAGTAGCCTCCAGTTGGTTTCGAGTGCGCCGATGGAGGACCTCTTCCCTGAGACACCTAAAGTCACCCGTCAGTCCGTCCTTGATGAAGCCTCTAAGTTGATCAACGAGGATCGTGCCTCCGACTATGGTGATCCTAAGGTCATGCACCAACTGATCGGTGACTTCTGGTCTACCTATCTGGGTCTCGAGACCAAACTTACGCCTGACCAAGTGGCGATGATGATGGCTCTCATGAAGATCGCACGTTCCACAAGTTCACCCAAGTTCGACACCTACGTTGACCTAGCAGGCTACGCAGCCCTCGCTGGTGAAATGAGCATTCAAGGGTAGCGCCCTCGGCCAGACCGTAAGGCTAACGGTGACAAGCAGGGAGAGACCTGCACAAACATACCCACCTATGCATCTATTGACGTTTGTAAGGTGGGAAAGTCGTGGACTACTCAGACTGAAACACCGGAAGTCTCCTGCAGGGGCACCGGGCGTCCACGCACCCTTATTCAACACATCAAGGACACCTCATGAAAGCTACATACAAAGACCACATGGGCGGGGACCTGTCCGTGGTTAACGCCGCTCGGGTCTCCTTCGGGAAAGAGAGCGAAGCCCTCACCAAGGGGGACGAAGGGCTGATCCAGTTCCTAGCTCGAGGTTGTACCTCAGGTGATTGGGATGCCCACATCAATAGCCTGCAGGGTATCATTGATCGTGAGGCCATCGAGGATGTACTCCGGTACGTCAAGAAGATGCCCGATCACTGGACACCCTTTGGGCACACCGCAATCACCCTCCACATGAAGGCACCTATATTCATCGCGAGGCAACTCGGGAAACATCAGGTGGGCATGGTGTGGAATGAGGTGTCTCGTAGGTACGTCTCGGATACCCCTGAGTTCTATGTACCTGATCAATTTAGGAAAGCAGCGGATAACGTGAAGCAGGGGTCCAGCACCGAAGCTGCCTACACCCGCGTCACACCTTGGAAGCTATTTGAGTACCAAGCAGAAACCTACCAAGAACTACTAGATGAAGGCGTCTGCCCAGAGCAGGCCCGCATGGTTCTCCCTCAGTCCATGTACACCGAATGGTACTGGACGGGTAACCTCTACTCCTTCGCCAACGTGTTCGTCCAGCGCACCGACAGTCACGCCCAGCGCGAGTGTCAGGACA